TACAGATTCAATTATAGATGTTTGCTGATTTATTTCATAAGATTCAATAACAAAATTGTAATCTGCATTTTCATCATCTAATTTGTAAGGAAGTGAGTTACGAGTTAAATTTGAATTATTAAAATCAAAGTTTGATTGTGATAATGTGAAATTTTCTATTACTGGATTTGATCTATAAGTATCTCCTATGAAATATGGGAAAACTGGGGATGAAGATATAGAAGAGATACCGGCAAAATATGCATAAGTTCCATTTGGAAAATCAGGTGTTTTACAAAAACGACCATTATTTTTATCCAAATCACCACTATCATTAAATTTATAATCTTCTATAAAAAATCCTGCAGAAAAAACATTAGTGCTAGGTCGATTATCTACTTCAGAAGAATCTAATTCATATCCAGATTCCATAACTCTAGATAATGAGTTTTTATTATTTGCTTCTGAGAATCCGAATGGCCCATAAATGGGGTTTCCATCATATGCCCATCCAATTATAGGTGAATGAAGTTGAGGTGAAGTTGTAGTGTCTCCAAACGATGCCTGAATTTTGCCAGAGTATCCAACAACAGAATATTGTAAATTCGTTTCTGCTTCTCTTAAAAGTATTTCATCACCAAATCTTTCTAAATTATTGACTGTTAAATCTCGAATCGCACTATCAACAATAAACCCAGATCCATTTGGAGTAATCTTTACATCTGGAGCGACTGTATATCCAATTCCGGGATTTATTACCTTTACATCAGTTATCTTACCATCAGAAACAATTGCTCTTAACTTAGCTCCTATTCCAGTACCTATTCCAACTAAATCCAAGTCTGGTGCAGACGTATACTCTTTTCCACCAAACATAACATCACATCCAATAATTTTTCCATCAAAAACTATCGCTCTTAATTCAGCATTTTTACCATTAAGAATTTTGATATTTGGTTTTTTCTCAAAATTTAATATATTAGAACCATAATTTGTGCCCGGTTCATGTAGGTATCCATCCACTAATTGTCCACGGATTTTTGGTGTGACAACTAATGATTCAGTACGACCTGCAGATACTGGAGAGTAAATTGCATTGACATTAACCACTATTGGTTCAAAGAAAAATTCGTGATTACTTGATGATGATACTTCTGATATTCTTGTGAAATTTTTTCTTAAAAAATTAGAATTAGGATCTGTTGCACCAATACCTACATCAATAAGTCTAAATTTATCATTATCAAGTTTATGAATACGATATCTTGTTGTAACTCCGAGACCTATTGGGGCATGACTAGCATTTCCACTTGATGGTGCATATTGAATTAAATCACCTGTAACAAAACCGTGATCTTTAAAATTAATTGAGTTATCAACAGTTTGAATACCGACTGGTTTGACAATTAATTTTCTATTAGTATAATTTGTTCCCTGATCAAGAACTTTAATTGTTTTTAAGTGATTTTTAAGATTTAAAAATGTAAATTTATGCTCACCACTAGTATTTTGAACGGTTAATCCAACAGTATTAATACCGGCAACATAATCAGAAAATTTTTCGTACAAATAAACAGAACTTACACCGACAACTTGTGGATAGTAAGTCGCTCCATTTACTAAAGTTTTATTTTGATTAGTATTTGAACCTCTAAAAACTCCAACTCCTATGGAGGGATTTCCTCGATTACTATAAACAAGTGGTTCTCCACTTTGTAAGTTATGTGGTTTTTTAAATTCAATTACATCATTTATTTGATCTACACCTCCCTGAAAACTTTTTAATCTTCCATCAAAGAAAATTTCTCTTTGTCTTTTTACAACTACAGGTTTTAAGACAGCACCAGATCCATTACCACCTGACACTGTTATTGACATCACTCTTTCAATATCAAAGTCTTGTTGATCTACCAACATTTCTTCAATTTTACCACTTACCACCGGTTGTACAATAGCAGTAGTTCCAGTTCCGGGTGATGGAATACTAATTGTTGGAGGATTTACTACATCAAAATTCTTACCTTGATTTAAGATTTTAAAGTCAGATAAGGGGCCAAAATAAATCTTATCTAACGATTTATAGTTAGCGATTTCAACACCATTTTTTAATATGCCAGTAGTTCCGGGTTCAGTTTTTATTGACGTACCAGACTTGATATTTACCTCTGCAGGAAATTTTTTCAATACCTTCTGCACACCAATCTGTTCATTTCGATGTCTGAGAAGTATAAATTTATGCTCTGCTGTCGATGATACTTGATTTGAGTTATCAAATTCAATGTATGGTGGATTTGACGAATCAACATTAGTAACTGTTATAAAAGATCTTGATGGGTATAATCTTAAAACATTATTGTTTAATGTATTTGAATTCAATCTTTCAACATAATATATGGTGTTTGTGGATAATCCAACTAAAGGTTCTTCATTTGCTTGATAAATGACAGCATCACCCGTTATGAAATCAACAGGAGTATTAAATTGTAATTTTGAGTATAGTCCGGTTGTTATGTTTCTTTCAAGTAATTGAAAAGTAGAATCACCAGTTCCAAAGAAATCTGCTGTGGGAATTCCTACATCTGAGTGTATAGTTCCTATACCCGCACCTAGAGTTTCCTTAATTACTTTCTTTTCAATCGTATATGAAGGCATTGATGAAGATGCTACATAATAATTTTCATCCTGATCATTGTAAGTATTCTGTACATCAGTTGTTATGACATTATTACCAAATTCTAAATCGATATCGGAGGCAGCATTTGCTTTTTTTAGTATTCTCTGAATATCATACTTAGTAATCCCATCATTAAGAAGACTATCAGATAATTCAATTGAATTATCTGCGTTTATTGCTGCTATAGTAAGGATTCTAAGTGGTGTTAAATTACCTCTTGTAAATACAAAAACTTTATCACCTTTTACTAACTGTGATTTATCAATGTCAGTTTTGTGATCAAATGTTGAAGATGAAGCGTTTACTGCCACGTTTGAAGGCATATCTAACTTAATACGACTCGCTGTATTATAAATCCAAGAGTTAAAAAATACTGTTTTTCTAGTTCTATCACTTGGTAGAACTGGATTTGGAATTTCTTCACCTAAATTTTTAACAGTTATTTTTTCACCCTCAAGAGTTACACTTGAACCCTCACTTGGAAGAAGTTTAAATTCAGATAAAACTCCAGTAATTCTTAATTCAACCCTTTTTGTTAAATCTCCCTCTTCATATCCAAATATAAATTCATCACTTCTTATATCATCAGTTGATCTTATGGAATTACCTATACCAGTGCAATGTAAAAATTGATTTACAGTCTTATCACTATAAGTGATTGTATTAATACCATTGACTCCATTTGTAATTATTGTGCCTGTAGTTCCAAATCCGACTGTGGAATCAACAGTTAAAGTGGTCGTATTAACAGGGGCATCCTCTATAACTCTTGTTTTACCGGGAATCGTAAATGTTCCTTGTATTGCTGATCTTTCATCATAACCTACAAATAAATTAAGTTTGTAATATGTTGTAATTCCTAAATTTCCTGACCTACTAAAAATTTCAACTTCTGAAACTGAACCTGATGTGGATAAATCGGTTGACTTTGTTATTGTTTGACCTACTAATTTATTTGGATCACCTGAAATTTGCTCTGCAACTACAACTTCTCTACGAATATATTCAGCAGAGGATGGTTTAATAAGAAAATTTTCTAAATCTATTATCTTTGGAGTAATCCCGTATAAAACATTAAATAAAATACGGAATGATTCTTCAGTTCCTTTAGATTTGTATAATGATTTAGATTCTTTAATAAAATTACTTAAGTCTACATTCGTGTTTAACTTGGTGTCTTCTAGACCGGGTGTGAGATATGACTTAACTTTTTGATAAAATTCCTTTAAAAATAATACACTTAAATTCTCAACAGTAGACGAAGAGGTATGAATATTAGCGACACTTGTTGAAAATATAAGTTCACCTTTATTAACTGGATCAGTATAAGAAGTAATTCCACTAAAACCTCTAACACAACCAGTAAATGAATTAGTTGTGATACCAGTGTATGTAATTATCTCATCATCAATCTTAAATAATCCGTATTCATTTGGAAAACCTTTTGTAGATGTAACATTAATTGTAGTATTTGCTGTTGTAATACCAGATGTGAGTGTAGTGACTCCAACAATGACTTCAGGAGTAAGGTTATCAAGTTTAAGATATTGATCTAAATTATCACTAATGTCCAAAACACCACCACGGTGTTCTTGAGAAATATAATATTGCTTAAGAAAATCGACAGTTAATGGACTCTCTGCAGTGATAAACTCAGGGAGTTGATTTTCTATTATTTGCTGAACTTGTATACGTTTGTCTATTCCAGTTCCAATCATGTTCTTGTGAGTTCTCCGTTAGAGTAACTTGAAGTTACTTTATAT